TGTAGACCAATGACGAATAACATCTTTCATGTCTTCACCAAACTTATCTATAACTTCATCGGACAGGTCAAGGGATTTACCCTCGCCAAGTACGGATAGTTTAGAGTAGATGTCTTCTACTAAGGTGTTAAGATTTTTTGTTTTATGTTTCATCTGGATGGTCTACAAATTTTAATTGTCTTGTTTTAGGATTGAAACATAAAAGTTTAACTCCTAATTTTTTTTGTTCTTCTGTTCTAGGATTACTTGGAACTAATCCAATGCCGGTAGAAAAACTAGAGCTTGCTCTGTCAGGTCTAAGATAATAAGTTTTAACATCTATAAGTGTTACCTCACTATCTTTTAAAGCAATCATATCTACAAGACCTGTACAGCCTGTGTTTTTAAATACTTCATAACCATTATCCCATAGCCAAGTTACTGCATAGTACTCAGCTAAGTCTCCCTTTCTACTATCAGAATGTTTAATGTGTTTCATTTAAATCCTCTATATTATTTAATTTATTTATTGGAAGATTATAACAGTCAGTTGAAACTTTCCAGTTATTAGAAGGGTCTACTTCTCCTTTTTTTAGGAACGTAGATTTTTTAAAATAGTCTTCTTTATTTATATATCCTAATATCCAACCTTGAGTCATGTCCTTTAAAATTCGTGTAAATACATAGATGTCACAGCGTTGTTTAGTATTAAGATTAGCAACTGAGCACTCGTAATAATCTTTAGGAGGTGTAGTTACTCGTTTAGTTTTAACATCTATTTTTATGTTATTAAATATCATATCATAATCATAAGTGTTAGATATTTCTATATCTAAAAATTTAGATACAATTATTTCTCCTAAAAAACCATGTATATTTCCTTGTCCTTTTGTTATAGAGTTTTTTAATTGCCCCATTTCTTCAGCAAAAATCTGTGCTTGTTGTATATTCTGTTTAGTTATATTAATGTGTTTCACTCCAGTTATCTCCTACTTTGTATTCGCCATCCATAGGACAACGAAGGTTATAATACTCTCCGGCTTTAATGATACAGTCAACTGCCATTCTCCCTACATTCTCAGCAAGGTCTTCTCTAACTTCCATCTGCCATTCATCGTGTATGTTAGCTACAAACTTAGCATCGAAGGTGTTTAAACTGATCAAAGAATCTAACATAGCTAGTCCTCGCTTCATAACAATTGCACCCCCACCTTGTAATAAAGTGTTGAGAGCAGCGTGCTGTGTGCGAATTAAAAGCTTACGTCCGTCTATTCCTTTCAACCAATGCTTCCCTGAAGCTCTTTGTACTTTCTCTCTAAGAGTTTTAAATGATGGATTATTATTAAGGAATTGTTCTCTAAGTCTTTTACCACTCTCTCTGTTTCCTCCAACCACACTCCCAAGTTTTGCATCTCCTGCTCCGTATATAAGTGCATAGATGAATGTCTTCGCCTGATCTCTTGATTCAAGTCCTGCAGCTTTCTGATTAGCGGTGTGTATGTCTCCGTTAATGATTTCATTTATATATTCCTCGTTTTGCATATAGTGTGCAAGCATTCTAAGTTCAAGTCCACTTGCATCTATACCTACTAATTTATATCCTTCCTTAACTGTCCAACATGCTCTACATTCTACACCATAAGGACTGTGTATGTTAGGAACTTGAGCCATGTTAGGACTTCTATGAGACATCCTGCCTGTGATAGTTCCATTGGGAATTACAAATCCATGTACTCTCCCGTCTTCATCCATTGCTTTAATCCAAGAATCAACTTGAGCAATACGCTTCTGATAGAGAAAGTAATCAGCAATTAGTTTTGCTTGTGGTATCTTATCTATCTTACCAAGTGTAGTCTCATCGACAATAGGTTGACCAGTCGGTGTAAACTTCTTAGGCTTCCAACCAAACTCTATCAAGTACTCACCGACTTGTTTACGTGAACCAAGATTAAAGTCTTGAAGTTTCCTACGCATAAAAGGTTCTATGTTATTAGTAGGTAATCTTTCTTCGTACTCTTCAGGAGTTAGTCCTGACTTAGATAAGCTTCCATTCTGCTTAAGTTTAGGTGTAACTTGTCTGATGTCAACTAACTTAGGTTTAAATTCTTTATGAACTTCATCCTCTGCTCGTTGCATCTTCTCCCTAAGATCAGCCAAAAGTAATTCAGCTTTTTGTAAATCAAATTGAAACCCTGTGTCCTCTTGTTTCTTAATTATATCTGCAACATTTTGCTCAAGTGCAACACAGTCTTTAGTAAAACCTGACCCTTCTTTTCTTAAGTGTTTGAATAGTACAGTGTTAAGATGCACATCCCTGACACAATAGTCTAACATATCCTTAGAATAGTTTAAGTAATCTTCAAACTCTATCTTCTTAAAGCCTAAACGAAAACCCCACTTCTCTAAACTATGTCCACCTTCTCGTACTGGATTGAATAGTCTTGACATGACAAGCGTATCTACAACCGGCTTATGTTTAAGCTTAACCTTACTAAACTTCTCAACCATAGGTATATCAAAACCTATAATGTTGTGACCGATTAGCTTGTCGGCTTTCTCTAATAGATCATAACCTTCTTGTAACTTATCAGGTGGAAACTTGTAAGTCTCCCCTGAGTCAACGTCTTGTGCTACAATACAATGTATCTTTGTAGCTTTAAGATCGTCTGTCTCTATGTCAAATACTAAATCCATATCTATAACTCCAAGAGTTCATTATCATCATCTTCAAATTGATCTTTAGGTACTTCCCTTAGTCTACCAGTTTCTCTGTCATAAAGCAAGTGACTTGCTAGTCCTACATCACCTGTATATCTAGACTTCAAGACTCGCATCCGAGTTGTATTAGATTCTTCCATATCATCTGACTGTTGATTCCTTTCAAGTGCAATAACACAATCACTTAACTGTGCTATGCTTTGTGAACCTCTAAGATGAGATAGACTTACCTCCACTCCGTTCTCGTGTCCTTTGTTACCATCAACTCTACGTAGGTGCGATACTAATATCATACCCACATTTGTCTCTTCAACTATACTTCTTAGTCTAGTCATGATGTTATCAATAGATCTCCGTTCATCACCTTCGGATAATGCAGACACTAACATATGTAAGTGATCTACAACAATCCATTTACAGTCACAAGCAATGATCATGAAACGAATCTTATTAAATATTTCGTCAATACTATTTGTTCCAAAGTGAGCATGAACCCAAACTCTGTTCTTGTTCTCTCCATCATATAAGATGTCAAAGAACTTATCAATCTCTTGTGGACTAAACTGTTCTCGTTCTTGATCTATATATAATCTAGCGTTAGCTTCTATAGATAAGATACCATCAACAGTCCTTCTCCAATCTTCCTCAAGAGCAATGATTCCTACGTTGCCTGTAGTTTCTTTGATTAACCAATGCTCTAGTTCTCTAGTCACACTAGACTTACCAAGACCTGTACCACCTGTAAGAGTTAGTAACTCGCCTTGTCGTAATCCATAAAGCTTATCATTCAAACCTTTCCAAGGATAAGGAACACTTTCTTTTTGTTCTCTATTAAAGAAGTCTTCTCTAGCTTCTGATACATTAATGACTCCGCTAGGTGTGTAAGTTTTTGCACTCCACCACGCTTCAACAAACTCTTTATGTTTGTTCTGTCTGAGCATATCATTAGCATCTTTATATCCTTCCGGTAGCTTCATTACTTTAGCTTTACTCGGTTGGAATAGCATTGCTACTTTCTTTGCAGCTTCCTGTCCTTGCTTGTCGCTATCAAAACAGATCACAACATTCTCAAAACTTTCTAAGAACTCTAAGCTTTCTTTAATGTCTTTGACTGCTCCACTTGAGCCACGTTTGATAGACACTGATGCCCACTTACTACCCATTAATTCATAGCAAGCCATTGCATCGCACTCGCCTTCGGTAATGGTTACGTACTTAGCTTTCTGAAATAGTTGTTCACCAAATAAACCTGTTCCATTAAAGCTACCCATGACCGAGAAGTTTTTATCTCGGACGTATCTTACTTTAGTCGCAGACAATTCATGCTTGTTGTAATAGGGATACAAGTGTTGAACTATCTCTCCATTAGAACTAAGCACACACTTAACTCCATATTTTTTAGCAGTTGCCTCAGATATTCTGCGGTCTGTTAAAGCCGAATAGTCTGCTCCATGCGGATTGACTATAGGATTAACTGCTTCTTTCTTCTCTGTCATTTGCTTGCCTTTCGTTGCTTCATCATAGTTAAGAAAGTAGGTGTCACAACTAAAACATTTAGCTGAACCATCTGTATTCTTTGCTACTGGGTCGCTACCGCCACACTCAGGGCATGGTAATTTATATTCTGCAAAAGCCATATTGATTTCCTCACGTTATTAAAAAGTGTATAGTTAGTGCATGGTGGTTTAGTTCTCATTTACTTTTAGCCTTAACCTCTCTTAAGTCCGACAGGATTTTACAACGACTCACTCCCAACTATACTGTGCTAGTTTTTACAAGGTCTAGCAACTTGTTAGGCACACTAGTCTGAGTCGTTAGACTCCGATAGTTCTTCTTCAACTACATCAGCATCTACAACTGCATCTGCTTTGCGTTGACCTTCTCCATTAACAATCTCAACAATCTTATTAGAGAAAAAGTTTATACCTGCTTGAAGCTCTTCCAAGTCCAAGGTTAGGTTTGCTTTCTTCTGATTCAATCGTTGCAGTCTACCGAAGATTCCTTGTCCTTCTTCAGGCAAGTCCTCCACGTTAATCTGTACATCATCAATAGTTATAAAGGGTTTTATATCTTCTTCTGTCATGATTAAAACTCCAAATCATCATCAATAGATTCTAATTCGCTACCATCAGAACCTGTGTACTCTACAAGGTCTAACACCTGCACCGCTTGAAGATCAAGTCCTTTGAAGTCTCCAAACTGATTAGATGTTTCCCACTCTCTATACTGTACTCTAACCTTTGATCCATTCCCGACAGATATGTCTAGTGGATTTTTATTAGAGTCCAATAGTTTAGGTACTGCATTAGGAGTACCATCCTTACGTTCAACTTTTCTTTTGAACATAATCTTTTTCACACCATCTACATCTTTAACTCTGAAGCCACGATTTGCAAAATCATCCGCAGTCTTTTCGTCTAAGATCATAGTGATCTGATATTCAGGTGTAAAGGTGACGTTCGGATTTTTGATCGCCGCCCATTCACATAGTCCTTCAAGTATTGCCATATATTTTCTCCTTTTTTATTATTAATATTGAAGCTGTTTAAACTGTGAGGTTTTAAGTGAACTCCTAGACCTCAAACTAGAGCCATACTGAATGACATACCAACTAACTTTAGGGTGTATAGTGAGGGCTGCGTTGTTAGCAGTATAGTTCAAGGGCATTCTATCTTCCCTTAAATATTGTTCTTTAATTAATACTTTCATATATACCTTTATTATAACACAGGTCTATTACAAAAGTCAAATTCTTTTCTGAATTAATTTTAATTTCTTTCTCCATCTTTTTTTAGCATAGACTTCCATCGTTCCATCCGCATACCTAACCTCAAGTACTCCCCCATTTGCATGAAGAGAAGTCACAGTATCTTTTGTAACCTGCTCTTCAAATAATTTGTGAATGTCATACTCTGTCATTTTAAAATGATATAGGTTTCAGAGTATACACGATAGGTTCAGCACTATCTACTAAGATATGTAGTTCTTCTGCTACTTCTTTATCAGTAGGATAACCGATAACCTCTAGTTCGACAAAGACTTTATAGCTTAAAGGTATACCTTGCCACTCTGTTACTCTGTCAAAACTAAACTTTCTAAACTCA